ATCACTAAGCGTTGCCCAACCTTGCCCTTCTGGTAATAACTCATCAATACCACCCAAAACTTGCGCCATACCTTGGTTTAACGCACCTATTGCAAAAGAGTTGGCTGCTGCTTCAAAATCACCTTGAGTGTGAACTAGAGTACGTGCAAATGTACCTGCCCCTGATCCTACAACTTCAGATAATGTAGAACCAAAAAATTGTTGCGAAGTTTCTGTAAGAGCTACATCTAATGCTGTTTGATTTAAGTATTGGGTAGCTTGATTAGTTACAACATCACCCACCTGTGCGCCAAAATAACTAAGCGCCATTGCACTGACTATTTCTTCTGGACTTGCGCCTTGTTGTGCAGCACTTGCACCTGACATCATAGCATAAGCCCAAGGTTGTGCACCGGGTGTTAACGCTAATACCACCATACCGATTGTGCCAAACGGGTCTTCTACAATAGCTTGGTTTATATCGGATATGGTTGCGTTTATATCAACTTCAAACGCTTCGCCTGCATCAAACGGGTTTAAGTCTACATCAAAAACATCAACGGTTTCGTAATTGCGCGTGGCATAATAAACTTCATGCTCAAGCGTATCTTCTAACTCGTCCCAAATCTTTTTAACAAAAGCCATTTATTCAGCCCCCAACAGCTTCATTTGAGCACTAAGACTACCTGTATTTGGGTCTTTTTTAATTTGTATGGGGTATATTTTACCAATAACGCGCATTAACGGCATTAGATTTTCATCGTCCATAGTAAAAAACAATAAACCAACACGTCTCTTTTTAAGGGTTTTTAGGTATTCTAATACGTTACGCACCATATTTCTTGGGGTATCTGCGTTATACATAGACGTAAGTGCTATGCGTATCTTATTTTTATTGGTTTTCATACTAGTAATAAAAATGGTATTACCAAACTGATCTAAAACTGTGTCTTTATTATTACCAGCTTTGGCTACATTTTGCATAGCTTCTATGGCTTCTGGCGAGCCTATGGGCATGCCCATGTTCTCAATACCTTTTACCAACACGGATGGTATGTCCATCTGTTCCATTACGTGACCTCAAGAATACTTGCTACTACGTGTAACCTGTTAGCAGTAGCGGCGGTAACCTTTAGTATTTCTTCGGCTTGTACGATTAGCGGTGCCGATAGAAGCTCTAACGTGTTATTAGCAGATACAGCTTTAGTCTTAAATAAACTAAACACATCTGACCCGCTGGTAATCGTTAAGGTGATCGTGTCAGCGTTACCGCTGTCTTCAGAAACAAGAATAGATTTAACAATGCCAGTTGTAGACGCAGCACAAGTGTAAAGCGTAGTTATGTTAGTGGTGGTTAGGTCTACCTTTGCGTTTACGTATGTGTTTGCCATTAACTCAAGAACCACCCTATTGCATCAGTTTGGTTTGCTAGTGACCTATCCCGTAACGTATTATCGACCTGATTAAAATACAAACGAAGTACTTTATTAAACTGTTCAAACTCAAATGCAGAATATTCATCGGGCGGGTATGGCAGGGCAGGGGCCACAAATCCTACGGTATAATCATTACTAGCCATTACCGTCTCCCGTCTGGACGCATATCAAGGCGCGGTGCGCCTAACTGCCACTGTACTCCTGTGGTGCTGGAATCGACCTTTAAAGACATCTGTCTACCCCTGACCCTAGTGTGTATCTGACTCGTATAGACATCTACAGGTGAACTTGCTGACCGCACAACTGTGCCTGAGTTTACGCCGCTTTCTGATGCGGGGCTGTTTCTGCCAGAGCCTGATGAGTTAAGAGGAAACAACGTCATGGTTATTGTAGGTGTGTCACCTGTAGACCCCTCAAAAGACACATCAGGAAACATCCTAGACACAAGAGCAAACTGATGTCCGTCTTCTAAATCAAACTGTGCAGACGTAATAGATGCAGTAATAGCTGCAGGCGTTCCTGTCTCATTATCATCAATACCGTTTTCATGGTCCACAAGCACAGAGTTATACGTGGCTGCAAGAGGGAAACTTCTAAGACCGGAGTCTAGCCATGCAGTGCGTGCCATGTTTCCATAGTACCAGATATCTTCTAGGTAATTATATATAACATACCTGTCTATGTTAGACGAAGCCGCAGAGCAATAGAACCACCATACCTCATGGAATGCTTCGTTACTGCCACCAAACACCTGTACATACTGCAAGTCGTTAAAATCTGTAAATATATATTTCCTAAGATCACAACGCAGTGGCTGCACCCGACCATCGTATTTGTAAAATTTGTCCTTACCCATCCAATACGAAACACCATTAGCGTAGGCCACAGCATTCTGAGACGCGATAGAAGTTTGCTCACCCACAATCGTAGCGCCCCATACACCAGACCCTGCGCCCACATACTGCAGAGAGTAAAGTGAAGAATCAGTCCAAACCAAAACTTCTTGTCGTGCTTGTTGTGCGGTTACAATCTCTGTACCACGTGACAAGCGAAGACTACCTGCCTGTGTAGTTGCAATGGGTGTCCAGTTTACCGCGCTTTCTTGGTCAGACCACCGGATCAACATGGGGTCTTTGGACGAACTACCTATCGGATTAGTGCCAAAACAAAACACAAATCTATTAATATCAGAAACAAGAACATTGTTTACAATCGTTGGTACATCAGAAGCCCCAGCTAATGAAGTAAGTTCCACTGCACGTGTAGCAAGGTCACCGCTGGCTGCAGACGCGTCCCAATAATACAAACGTCCGTTACGGTGCGCGAATATTAAATCTTCACCAAAGTTTTGTTGTGACCATACACGCAGTGCCTCTGTATCAGACTCACCCTGACCCCAAGCACCTGATCCCCAACCACTAGCACCCCAGCCAACAAGTGGGTTAGCGGAAGATGCACCTGAGTTTATTTGATATGTGCCAACAACAGAGCTACCGCCGTTTCCTGAGTCTGAACTAGTGCCAGCAACACTAGTATACGATGCGTTTGTTATAGTTTCTACGCTAAAACTTTTACCTAATATAATGTAGTTATTTGCATCTACGACTTCTTCTATTTGGTATTCTTGGTTAAGTATATTAGCAACCAGATTGCCACCAAGAGATGCCGCACCACTAAACGTAACAAAGTCGTTTTTCTTAGCCCCATGAGCGCTATCGGCCACTGTAATACTAAAACAGTTTACAGCTACCCCATCACTGTGAGATGCTGCTGTGGATGCTGTAGATGTACCCGCAACCAAGGAAGAAGCACCTCTGGTGCAACCTGTTAATGTGTTACTGCTAATAGCTGAGTAGTCTATAACTTCGCTATCAATAATAATTTTACCTGCTGCAGGGAACCCTGTAGTATCAGCCAGTGTTATAGTTGTAATGGAAGCGTTTATTGCACCGTTCAAAGTAGAAGCCACCGCGCTAAACGTAACATCTCCTGCACTTGTAGTGGCGCGTAACGGGGTCACATCGTTGTAGCCCCCGCCACTTTCTATGTAAAACTTTAGGTGTGTGCCAACACCCACTAAGTTCTGGTTACTGAGCGTAATCCAGTTAAGAAGTGATCGTGCAAGCCCAAGAAAAGTGGCTTCTGATATGCGCGTCCAACCACCAATCTTTTCAGGTGAGCCTTGCCTAAACCTTATGTTGTCAGACTCAAACCAACCCCCCTCGTTAGTATAACGAGTGTTTTCTCTATTTACACCAGATTTAAAGGTTACCTTCTTTAAGGGCATAATTAGACACCTTTTTGGAAATGCGGCATATCGACAAATGGGGTGCGTCCTTGGTCTACTCTTAGTTTAACATACGCGTTGTGTGCTTCTAGCATCGTACCATCCCAATCTAAGATGTTGTCGATGTGCCAAGCCCCACCCCATTTAAGCTGCTTGATGCCCATGTCCTTGGCAGTATTTACAATCGCGTCACCTACATCGTCGTAAAACTTCAACTCCCAACAAACTCTAGGCCCAAGAAAAACCATAAAATCAAAAGCATTACCTTCAAGATGTTTGCTTTTCATAGTCTTTGATGCACCGGATTCTTTTAGTTTGCGCTGTTCTTCAATAGTGCGAAGACCGCCTAAATGTGGAATACCAAAATCATAGGGTGTATTATGAATAGAGGCGCATACTAACGCATGAAGCTCTTCATCAATGCCTTCAATCCTATCAAGACTTCGTTGGCTTAATTTAAAATTACTCATGTTACTTCCTCTTAAAAAAGGCTTGCGCCCCGCGCACACCGAAACTGGCTGAAATTGCAATTCCAAGGCTGTAAAAATACCAGTCGGGGGCCTTGGAAAGTTGTTCAAACCCACGATCTACCCAGCCTTCAGCACCCGGAATAAACGCCAAAACAAGGGGAATAGACAGGACAATAACGAACCATTCGTCTTTCCAGCTAGACTTGGCACCCTCTGCCATGATGCGCTCCCAATCGGCAACGCTTGTCTTTTCAGACAATAATATCTGGGCTTTCGCTTTTGCCTCAGTAAGCTTTAGCTCCGCAGCGGCGGCGTTCTTGTTGGCTTGCCCTTGCAACCAGCTTCCCGCAAGGTTGGCTATTGGCCCTAATGCAGCGGTAAAAATACTCATTTTCTACTCATCCATGCTGTGGTTCCCATGTACGCGCCAACAATCCCAGCGCCACTAATGTAGAATAAGTTGGATATATCACTAAGTGCCTCTATACGATCCACAGGCATAGCAAACATAGCAGCCGTGAATGCCCCCATACCAATTAAAGTCCAACGAGCCATGCGTAGTTGTGCCAAGTGCTTCCTTAAAGCGTCTTCAGTTTCGCGAATTTCCTTAGCTCTTGCCATCTCCGCATCAGAAACAATACCATCATCATCCATGTCATACGCATCATACTTACTTTGGTCTTCAAGTTTTTTAGCTGGCATATTACACCTCTATGTTCAACTTGGTGCCTTGCGGCTTATCTGCGTTAGTCTTGCGTCCAAACCTATCATAACTTTCCTGTAAGTCCAATCTTTGCTTTCTTATGCCTTCTAAGTGCTCGTGGTTGCTTCTGTGTTCCTTTTCTACACGTTGCTCTACAAGGTAGTTTTCTATGCGTTCGCGTGCACGCGTTTGTTCGTGAATATCGCTACCCACATTAAATGGTGCATTACCCACTCCTGATACACCATCAGACATTAAATTCTGCCTTGCTTAGCCAAAATAATTACAACGGTAATCCCGATTAAAATCGAAACAATAATTACAGCGCCGCCATAAATAACAATCCTTTCAACCAGCTTTGCCTTGCGCTTCCTCTCTGCTTCTATCTTTGCTTTGCGGTCTTTCCTCGCTTGTACACGTATAGCCTGTAATTCACCCCAAGCAGAAAAGCCTCTAGTTGCAATTACAATTTGTCTCAGTTCTTCCTCTGCATCCTTGGCCCTCTGCAAATTGACAAAAGTTTCCATAGAATTTTCGTCAGAAGGTGAAAAAACGCTGTTTTTTTTCTTTTCATGGGCAGCGCGTAAATCATCAACGCCATCAAAAAACTCACCAA